TTATTCAAAAACGCAATAAGAGATTTACTGTCGGTGCATTTATACTTTGCGCCTTCATATGTTATTGTAAACGGAAATCCTTCTTTATCTTGACTCCATGTGGCAAAATCAAATTTTTTATCCTCCCTGATGATTGAAATAATGCCGGAGTTGCTCATTTTTTCAATGTCAACTTTACCAATTAATGCCATTAAGTAGGATGCTCCTGAATGGTCTTTAAGCTTTATCTCAACCTTATCATCTTCCAACACCTTTGATATATCATTGCTGGCCTTTGAAAAAATTTTTTCAATTTCATTTAGGTTTGATATGACTTTTGTAGCATTGTTAAGGCCGGACCTGATGCTTTCAGAGAATGAGTATTCTAACTCATTGTTTTTTATGTCTTTGCTTATCATGGTATGTACCTTAAAGTTGTTTTAACTGGGAAGTGATTTATTTTTGATTTTGAACTCATGATATCTTCTAAGATTTTTTTGTCAAAAAATCTTCCTGTTTCTTCTTCAATTATAGACCAGTTAATATTTTCTAAAGATTTTGCAGAGTGTAAGATTTGATCGAAGGTTGCCCAATTGTTTTCTTTGTCATTTTTAGAATAACAAGTGCCAAAGTCATGTAAATCTTGATTGCTCTCACTTAATAAACGAGGGTATGTAAGCTTGTGGAAGGAGTTATATATCCATTCTTTCGGGTAGTCCTTTACATTTTTTCTGTCTTGAGTGCTTGATAAATCTAGATAAATTAATGGATCGTGTGGTTCTAAGTTATAGTCGCCCATCAAAAGAATGATGTCATGATTATCATATTCTTTACCAAACTCATCCAGTAAAGTTGATGCGACCTTTTTGTTAATAGCTCTCTTTGATGGGGTTTTAGAGCTTGACCAATGCGATGCAAATATAATTATTTTTGAGTCGTGAGTGCTCTCTTTGAAATAAAATTGATATGCCACCTTTAAATATGACGCTTTTGAAGGTACGAATAATGGGTTGAATTTAAATTCTTCAAACTTATCTTTTCTATAGATAATGCCAAAATCAAATTTAGCTCCAGTAATGCCTGCGTCATTATGAAGCGTGAAAGAGTAGACATTACTATCGAACTTGTCATAAATGTCTTTATAAGACGCTTGCAGTTCACAGATAACTAGTACATCTGCAAGACCTGTTTCAAGCATGTCAGTAATGATTTCCACAGCCCGACATTCATCATATGTTGAAGGTTTTTTCTTAACTTTTGGCGGGTTAAGAGAGCAATTCCAAAAGAAAAATCTCAATTCTGTGCCATTTGCCATTATGTATTTTTATGAAGATGATTTTTATTGTTTGTATCATGGTTCATACACGAAATCTACTTTGCCACCATCTAAATTAATCATCATCCTTTGGTGATGAATGCAAATTTAACCGAAATAATGCGCCTCATCACCAACCTGATCCGCACCGGCATTGTGTCCGACGTCGATCCGGTTAACTGGCTGTGCCGGGTGAAAACGGGCGACCTCGAAACCAACTGGATTAACTGGCTCACCCTGCGCGCCGGTAATACCCGCACGTGGTGGCAGCCTACCGTGGGCGAGCAGGTCATTTTGCTGAGCATGGGCGGCAATCTTGAAACCGCCTTTGCCCTGCCTGCTATCTATTCCGATGCCTTCCCGCCGCCGGACTATTCAGAGAACGGCAGCGCCACGCAGTACAGTGACGGCGGTTTTTTTCAGTACGAACCGGCAACCGGCCAGCTGCTGATAAAGAATATCAAAAGCGTGCGCATCGAAGCGGCGGACGGCATTCAGCTGATTACTGACGCTTTTGGCGTTGAGGCCAGCCAGACAACCCTCAACAGCGAAACGGCCATTAACGGCGCAGTCACTCAGGGCGGAGGTGATATGAGTTCTAATGGCGTCGTGGTGCATACCCATAAACACGGCGGCGTTAAGTCTGGTAATGACACATCAGGAGGCCCGGCGTGATGTATCTCGGCATGAACCGCGACACCGGCAAAGCGCTGACCGATATCGATCACATCCGCCAGAGCGTCAGCGACATTCTGCTGACCCCGGAGGGCAGCCGCCTGGCGCGCCGTGAATACGGATCAATGCTTTCCGCGCTCATCGACCAGCCGCAGAACGGCGTCACCCGTATGCAGGTCATGGCGGCAACCTACACCGCACTGAGCCGCTGGGAGCCACGCATCCGGCTGATTTCAGTGAATTACACAACGGCTTATGACGGCTCAATGGCCGTTGAGATAAACGCACAACGTGCCGACGGCTCACCGCTGGCAATGACCATACCAACGGGGGTAAACCGTGGCAGTGATTGATTTATCGCAGCTTCCCGCGCCGGAAGTCATTGAGGTGCCGGACTTTGAAACGCTGCTGGCCGAACGTAAAGAAAACCTGATTGCGATGTATCCGTCGGATCAGCAGGGTGCCATGCGCAGCGTGCTGGCGCTGGAATCCGATCCGCTGGTCAAGTGCCTGCAGGAAAACGTCTACCGCGAAATCCTGCTTCGCCAGCGCATCAATGAGGCCGCACAGGCGGTCATGGTGGCCTATGCGCTCGGCACCGATCTTGACCAGCTGGCGGCTAACAACAACGTTAAGCGCCTGACCATTACCCCGGCAGACCCTGACGCCGTGCCGCCCGTGGCGGCGGTGATGGAGTCCGACGACGATTTGCGCCTGCGCGTGCCGGGGGCGTTTGAGGGGCTGAGCGTGGCAGGGCCGACGGCGGCGTATGAGTTCTACGCCAAAAGCGCGGACGGGCGCGTGTCCGACGTGTCGGCAACGAGTCCGGCACCGGCGGAGGTGCTGATCACCGTGCTGAGCCGCGACAACAGCGGCGCGGCAACGGCGGATTTGCTGAATGCGGTTAATGCGGCGTTAAACGCGGAAACCGTGCGCCCGGTGGCTGACCGCGTGACGGTGCAGGCGGCAGCGATATTTGACTATCAGGTGAAAGCCACGCTGCACCTGTTTGACGGCGTAGCCGCAGGCCCGTGCCTGGAGGCGGCGCAGGCCGCAATGGACGCTTACCTGACTGACCAGAAAAAGCTGGGCCGCAGCGTGCGGCGCGAGTCTTACGGGGCGGTGCTGCGCGTGGCGGGCGTGGACTGGGTGGAAATCACCGAACCGGCACAGGACATTATTCTGAACCGCACGCAGGCGGGCAACTGCACGGCGGTGGCCGTCACGGTTGCCAGCGATAACGGGGGCAAGTGATGAGCCAGAGCCTGTTACCGCCCGCCTCCTCGGCGCTTGAGCGCAGGCTGGCGCAGGCGTGCAGCGGCATCAGTAACCTGAACGTCCCGCTGCGCGACCTGTGGAACCCTGCCACCTGCCCGGCCTCGTTTCTGCCTTATCTCGCCTGGTCATTCTCGGTTGACCGCTGGGACGAAGCCTGGCCGGAAAGTATCAAGCGGCGCGTGGTGCTGGATGCGTTCTACATCCATCAGCACAAAGGCACCATCAGCGCCGTGCGGCGCGTGGTGGAGCCGTTCGGCTTCCTGATCCGCGTGCTGGAGTGGTGGAAAACCGGCGAGGCACCCGGCACGTTCCGGCTGGATATTGGCGTGCAGGACCAGGGCATCACCGAGGAAACCTATCTGGAGCTTGAGCGCCTCATCAGCGACGCAAAACCCTGTAGCCGCCACATGCTCGGCATGTCGATCCAGCTGCAGGTCACGGGCGAAACCCGTATTGCAGCGGGCAGCTATGACGGCGACGCCATGACCGTCTACCCCTACACACCAGAAAATATTGCCGTCACCGGCCTGATTTACGGCGGTGCAGCGGTTCACGTTACCGACATGATGGAAATCAGACCATGAGCCAGAAATATTACGCCATAGTGACAAACCTCGGTGCGGCAAAGATTGCCAACGCCGCCGCGCTCGGCACAAAACTGAACATCACGCAGATGGCCGTGGGCGACGGAGGCGGCACGCTGCCGACGCCGAACGCCAGCCAGACGAAACTGGTTAACGAAAAGCGCCGCGCGGCCATTAATACGCTGAGTATCGATCCGGCCAATGCCAGCCAGGTGATTGCCGAGCAGGTCATCCCGGAAACGGAGGGCGGTTTCTGGATCAGGGAAATGGGCCTGTTTGACGCCGACGGCAACCTGATTGCCGTCTGTAACACGCCTGAGACCTACAAGCCCGCGCTGCAGGAGGGAAGCGGGCGAACACAGACCGTGCGCATGATCCTGATTGTAAACAGCACTGACGCCGTGACGCTGAAAATCGATCCGTCGGTGGTGCTGGCGACGCGCCAGTATGTTGACAGTCAGGCCGTTGAGGTTCGCCAGTATGCCGGTAAGCTGATGGCTGATCATGTGGCAGAGGACAACCCGCATGAACAGTATGCGCCGCTCAAAAGCCCGGTATTCACTGGCGCACCCGAAGTGCCGGATATGGATAAGGGTAACTACGGTCAGCAGGCTGCCAACTCTAAATTTGTGCGTGACGCCATAAATGTGCTGATAAATGGCGCGCCTGAAAACATGAACACGCTGGGCGAGATAGTACAGGTCATTGTTTCGCTCACCGGCAATCCGCCCGCCACCCTTAACACGCTGGAGGCACTGGCTGAGGCCGTTGGTAACAGTCCGACATTCGCGAATGATGTGAGTAAGAGCATCGCGAACCTGGACAACGGGCAAAAGGACATTAAAGACACCGTGTCCGGGAAAATGAGCAAGTCCGCCAATGGTTCCGACATTGCTGATAAGGCGGCGTTTCTGTCTAACATTGGTGCGGGAACTGCTGCGACAAAGGCGGTCGGGAACGGTGCCGGGCAAATCCCTGATATGTCATTTTTCCCGCTTAACCCGACCCAGACCGGCTGGGCGAAGCTGCCGAACGGCTTGATCATCCAGTGGGGCGTCACGCCCAACACCGTCGGAACCATTCAGGCCAGTTTTTTGCTGCCGTTTCCATCGGCTGCACTGTGGGTAGGTAAAAACACCTACAGCAACGGAACAACCGCAACAAGCACGAGCGTGTTTGAGGTGTCCGGCCTCACGCGCACCGGCTTTTACGCATCAAACATCGCCACCCTGGTCAGCAGCAACACGGCCGTTGCCGGACCAGTTAACGGTGGTATCGCCTTTTTCGCAATCGGATATTAATCATGAACTACCTATACAGCGCTAAAGCGAATGCCTTTTTCCCACTGGTTATGCAGGGAAATTATGAGGCCGCCGGGACGTGGCCAGAGGACGGTAAAGAGGTGCCCGAAGAGGTGTTTAACCGGTTTGCTATCCAGCCCCCCGCCGGTAAGGTGATGACTGCAGATAAAAAGGGAATGCCGGTCTGGGCTGACCTGCCGCCGCTGACACCTGACGAGGCGCAGGCCATCGCCGTGATCGAGCAGCAAAACCGCATACAGGACGCCAACGGATTTATGAACAACCGCCAGTGGCCCGGTAAAGCGGCTATCGGCAGGCTGAAAGGGGAAGACCTTAAGCAGTACAACGCCTGGCTGGATTATCTCGATACGCTGTATGCCACCGACACGACCCGCGCACCGGATATAAACTGGCCGGAAAAGCCCGCACAGTAAACACAGGCCCGTTTCGGGCCTTTTTCCTTTGTGTCATTCGCCAGACAATGGCCGCAGGGTGCGCCCGCGCCCTATCCCTTACACCATAGCGGAACCCCTTAACCGGAGATCCGTTACATGGCACAGGACTTTCATCACGGCGTGCGCGTTATTGAAATTAACGAAGGCACCCGAACCATAACCACCGTAAGCACGGCCATCATCGGGATGGTCTGCACCGGCGACGACGCCGACGCGGAAACGTTCCCGATTAACCGCCCCGTATTACTCACCGACATCGTAACCGCCAGCGGCAAAGCGGGTAAAACCGGCACGCTTGCCGCGTCGCTCGATGCCATTGCCGACCAGGCGAAACCGCTGGTTGTCGTGGTGCGCGTGGCGCAGGGCGCAACCGAGGCGGAAACCTCGGCCAACATCATCGGCGGCGTGACCGATGACGGGATGCGCACCGGTATGCAGGCTTTGCTGGCCGCGCAGACCGTGTGCGGCGTAAAGCCGCGCATCCTCGGCGTGCCGGGCCATGACACAAAAGCAGTCGCAACCGCGTTGCTGAGCGTAGCGGAGAGCCTGCGCGCCTTTGCCTATATCTCGGCCTATGGCTGCAAAAACGTGTCCGAGGTCATCGCGTACCGTGCCAGTTTCAGCCAGCGCGAAGGGATGCTTATCTGGCCTGATTTCATCAGTTTTGACACTGTGCTGAAAGCGGACGCGGCAGCGTATGCCACCGCCCGCGCGCTCGGCCTGCGCGCCAGAATTGATGAGCAGACCGGCTGGCACAAGTCCCTGTCTAACGTCGGAGTGAACGGTGTTACCGGCATTTCCAGAGATGTGTCGTGGGATTTACAGGACCCGGCAACCGATGCGGGCCTGCTGAACCAGAACGACGTCACCACGCTGATTCGTAAAGACGGCTTCCGCTTCTGGGGTTCGCGCTGCCTGAGTGATGACCCGCTATTTCAGTTTGAAACCTACACCCGCACGGCACAGGTACTGGCCGACACGATGGCAGAGGCGCAGATGTTTGCCGTTGACGGGCCGCTGAATCCGTCACTGGCCCGCGACATCATCGAAGCTATCAGCGCCAAGCTGCGCAGCCTGGTGAATCAGGGCTATCTCATCGGTGCAAGCTGCTGGCTGGATGACTCGGTGAACACCAAAGAAACGCTCAAGGCCGGGCAGCTGTTTATCGATTACGACTATACGCCGGTACCGCCGCTTGAAAACCTGATGCTGCGCCAGCGCATCACCGACCAGTACCTGGTCAACTTTGCCGCCAGCGTTAAAGCATAAGGAGCTGAGCACATGGCCTTACCCCGTAAGTTAAAACACCTGAACCTGTTCAACGCAGGTAACAACTGGCAGGGGCTGGTTGAATCCCTGACGCTGCCAAAAATGACCCGTAAGTTTGAAAAATACCGGGGCGGCGGCATGGCCGGTGCCGTGGATATTGATATGGGCCTGGATGATGGCGCGCTGGACACGGAATTCACCGTCGGCGGCACCGAGGCGCTGCTGTTTAAACAACTGGGTGCGGAAACCGTGGACGCCGTACAGCTGCGCTTTACCGGCTCCATTCAGCGCGACGACACCGGCGAAGTGCAGGCGGTGGAGCTGGTCACGCGCGGGCGTTACAAGGAGCTGGATTCCGGCGAGTGGAAAACCGGCGATGCCAACACGACCAAGGTTTCTGCGACCAACAGCTACGCCAAGCTGACCGTAAACGGTGAGGTGCTGTTTGAGGTGGATCTGGTCAACATGGTTCACATCGTGGATGGCAAGGACATGATGGAAGCGCACCGCAGCGCGCTGGGCCTGTAATCATGGCGGCAGGCGCTGGCCTGCTGCTTTTATCAATTTTATTCAGTGGATTAAGAACATGAGCGAAATCATCAGCGAAAAAACCGTTACCCTGGACACGCCCATCAAGCGCGGAAAAACCGAAGTGAAAACCATCGTCCTGCGTAAGCCGCAGTCCGGCGCACTGCGCGGCGTGCGCCTGCAGGCGTTAATGGAAATGGACGTCAACGCGGTAATGGCCGTACTGCCGCGTGTGTCAACGCCTGCGCTGACCGTGCAGGAAGTTAACGAAATGGACCCCGCCGACCTGCTGGCGCTGTCGGTGGAGGTGGTCACTTTTTTGTTACCGAAGTCGGCGACGTCGGGTTTCCTGACGGCCTGACGGTTGACGATCTGGTGGCAGACATTGCCACCGTGTTTCACTGGCCGCCGTCGGTCATGTTTGCGGAGTCGCTGACGGAATTACTTGAATGGCGGCACAAAGCGATCCTGCGTAACGGAGCCGGTGACGATGAGTGACAGAGACCTGCGCCTGCAGGTGGTACTTAAGGCGGTGGATAAAATCACCCGCCCATTCCGAAACGCGCGCGACGGCTCAAGGGAGCTGTCCGCCGCCCTTAAAGCCAGCAAAGACAGCCTGAAAAATCTTAACGATCAGGCCGGGCGCATTGACGGCTTTCGCAAAACACGCCAGCAGCTTGCCATCACAGAGAAAAATCTCGCCTCTGCCCGGCAGGAGGCTGCCGCGCTGGCGACGCAGTTTGCCGCCACCAACCGCCCCACGGCGCAGCAGTCCCGTTTACTTGAGCAGGCAAAAAACCGCGTTAATGACCTGCAGCAGAGTTACAACGGCCTGCTGCGTTCGGTACAGCAGCAGCGCGGCGCGCTGACCGCCGCCGGTATCGACACAAAGCAGCTGAGCGCGGCACAGCGCCGACTGAAAACCGACGCCAGCGCCGCCAGTGATGCCATCGAGCGCCAGCAGCGTGAGCTGAAAAAGCTGGGCGAACGCCAGGCCAAATTGCGTGCGGTGCGTGAGCGCTACGGCAAAACGCTGGAGGCGCGCGATAAGGTGGCCGGGGCCGGTGCGGCATCCACGGCGGCGGGCGTGGCAATGAGTATGCCGTTTGCGGCAGCGGTAAGAGCCTCTGCAGACATGGAAGACGCCATGAAGGGCGTGGCAAAGCAGGTCAACGGCCTGCGCGATGACAAGGGCAACCGCACCGCGCAGTTTTACGACATGCAGGCCGCCATCAAGGCCGCCAGTGAGCAGTTGCCGATGCAGAACGGCGCGGTTGACTATGCCGCGCTCGTTGAGGGTGGCGCGCGCATGGGCGTGACCAACCAGAATGATTCTTACGCCGACCAGAAGCGCGACTTACTGGCCTTTGCCACCACGGCGGCCAAAGCGTCAACGGCATTTGAGCTGCCCGCCGACCAGCTGGCCGAGGGGCTGGGGAAAATCGGACAGCTTTACAAGATACCGACCCGCAACATTGAGCAACTGGGCGATGCGCTCAACTATTTAGACGATAACGCGATGTCGAAAGGCGCAGACATTATCGACGTGCTGCAGCGCATGGGCGGCAACGCCGACAGGCTGAATTTCCGGCAGGCTGCCGCGCTGGGGTCAACGTTCCTTTCGCTCGGCGCGACGTCTGAGATTGCGGCGAGTTCGGCTAACGCGATGGTGCGCGAGCTGTCGATAGCGACCATGCAAAGCAACCGGTTTATGGACGGTATGGATCTGCTCAAGCTGAACCCGGCAAAAATTGAAAAGCAGATGACCAAGGATGCGATGGGAACCATCATCCGCGTTTTGGAAAAGGTCAAGAAACTGCCAGACAGCAAGAAAGTGCCCGCCTTAACAATGCTGTTTGGAAAAGAGTTTGGTCCTGCTGCTGCAAAACTTGTCAACAACCTGCCGGAGCTGCGCCGACAGCTGGCCCTGACGCAGGGCGACGACGCCAGAGGTTCTATGCAGAAAGAGTCTGACATTAATAAAGATTCCCTTTCTGCGCAGTGGATGCTGACCAAAAGCGGCGTTAACAACACCATAAGCGGGCTGGGCGACACGCTGCGCCAGCCGCTTATGGAAATTATGGGGGCGATTAAAAAAGTAACCGGCGCGGCGGCGCAGTGGGTTAATAAAAACCAGGAGACAGCAGGCACGCTGATGAAAGTCGGTGCAGCGGTATCTTTTATCGTTATCGGCATGGGAACGCTGGCAATCAGCCTTGCAGCCATTGTCGGGCCGATGGCGGTCGTTAAATTCGCTTTGATGCAATTGGGTTACAGAGGGCCGGGCGTTTTTGGTCTGATAGGTAAGGCCATA